AAGAGTCAGTGCGCAAAGCGCGAGCTAATTTAGCCATAATATGATCCCAATGGGTCTGTTCGCCTCAGAGAAGACCTATTCCAAGGCGACGGTTGAGACGTGCTAGGTTCAGTATTGTCAGCATATTGAGATTCATCGGAATTTCCGTCAATCGGAGAACTATAACCCGGATCACTCGGAGATGAAAGCAAACTGGCAAGCGTTGACGTACTCAGGGTGCTGGGCGTGCTTGAGCCAACCGTGCCGCCCGATATACCTCCCGTATTGTAAACGCCACCACCATAGTTTCCGCTGTTATTGATAACCCCGCTATTGGAATTAAGAACATTACTTAGTAAATTTGATCCGCTTGAAGAACTTGGAGAGCTTAGGGAGCCTGAAGAGCTTGGGGAGCTTCTATCACTAGTTGAGCCGCCCGTGTTGCTGAAATTACCCGCATCACTAAAACTATCAGAACCGCTAAATTCACCGCGACCACCGCTTGAACTCAAAAGAGCACTCAAGCCGCTAGAGCTTAATGCGCCACCAGTAGACGTGTTAGTGGGCGCTGATGTTGCAGACGTGCGTCTGCTTGGGGTTCCAAGCGATGAAGAGGCCGGCTGGCTGTTTGTTGATGTTGTAGGGTATGGAACCCTGACAACAACGGTCTGTGGCGTGCGAACTCTTGAAGATGTCCTAGTTCGATCCGGCGCATCAGGCGCAAGAGCTTGGCCGACTAGGGTACTAGCAACAGAGCCACCCAATGATCCAACGGTGTTGCCCAGACCAAGTGCGTCACTCAATAGGTAGTTGGCAGCACCACTAGCGCCGCCTGTAGCAAGGCCACGCAGAGCCGCGCCGCCTATGTCGCCACCACTAGCCGCCGCCCTAGCCGCGCCGCTGGCACCGCTTCCAAGCGCGCTAGAAAGGGTGCCCTTGAGGCCAGCCTCAATTCCCTCTTTGCCAAGCCCGGCAGCGGTCAGCAATTCCTTTGAGCCGTAGCCGACCAGGCTACCTACAGCACCGCCTAGAGCGCCCAAGCCGGGATCACTGCCGGTAAGCGCAGAGGTCAACGAACCGCGGCCAGCACCTACCAAAGCCGTAGAACCCAACTTGGCAGCAAGAGGATTAATGCCAGCGTCTTTTGCCGCAATGGTCAGCGGGCTGCTAATGTCAGTGAAAGCGCCAACGCTCTCAACCACACCGCTGATTGCGTTGTAAACCGATGTAGCGCCGTCGATAATGGACGAGAATATCGAGGGAGCAGCAACCTCGGCAGCCCCAGCAGCGCCACCCGCCGCCGCGCTTACGCCCGTTTCAATTGCCGCCACCGCGGGCGCAGCTTCCGCCAACGCCGCAGTAGCCACACCCGCCTCAATTGCGCCCTCTGCTACCGCGGCAGCAACAGCGCCCTCCAATCCACCAGCACCCGCGCCTATAGCCGCACCTTCTGCCGCCGCAAGAGCCGGACCAAAAAACCCTAGCGCCGTACCCGCCGTAAGCACCACTGCCACAGCCGCAACAATGCCGGCAATAATGTTGAACGTGCCTTTAGAGTCGCGCTGAGCTTTCCTTGCCGTTCCAAGGTCTTGCTGTCTTTGCCACTCTTCGCCAGCAGGGCTACGCCGGAAATTGTCGTCTGCCAACTGCCGCTGATCGGCCAAATACCCACTGTATTGCGCGGTATTGTAATTATACGCATCCCGGCCCGCCGTCCTTTCTTGGTTAACGTAGTTTGCATACTCATTAGGAGAGGTTAGATATTCAAATTGCCCAGTGTCGGCATTGGTGCCTGTAATAATTTGATCGGTTGAAGGATTTCCTTGAAAAATGCCAGGCTGGCCGCCGCCCTCATAAACACCTGACTCGCTCATGACAGCGCCACCTCCAAGATATAGACGGGTGCCATGCTGCCCCCGACATACTTCATCTGGGTGGTCACATTAGGCTTCACGCCGCCACGCTCCAGACCGGACTGGATTATACGCATAATCGCCGGCTGCATGGCATACGAATAAAACTTCTGGATGCCCATAGCCCGCAGCGCGTTAGGTAACACCGCCAGGCGCTGCATAACCTCCTGCAACCCCTCCGCAGTGTACATATGCACCTCCGCTTCCGTCTTTGGCAGCCAACGCCCGTCCGAAGTGATGCGCGTACTTGTGAAAACCGTGTCCCCAATGCGAGATAGCGTTAACACCTTAGCCTTAACCAAAGCGCCAATGTGAATTAATGCCTTTTCGGTTTCTTTTGGAGACCCGGTTTCAGCGTTCATGCCCTTCCGCAAAATCTGGGTGGTGGTTATCTGCTGAGAAGGCATCAGGAAAGCCCCAACTCAGCCGCGATCTGCTCATGGATCGTCAAGTGCGTGGCAAGCCAATCGTAGAACGACGTCTCGTTATTCCAGTCCGCATCCAGCATATTAAACGGGTTTTGCAGGCCCAAAAGGCTCGCAAATTGCTGGTGTTCGACCTGGTGAGCCTGCAACCAGTCGTCCAAATTCTCAATATCGGCGTCCCCAAGCGGGTATGCCGGCACTTGGATGCCCTGATCGAAGAAAACCTGGCGAAAAGTCTGGTGCTGCACAGCATTTACGAACAGGAACTCGCCTAGGCTGTCCTTGTCCCCGAATTTGACGATGCTAAGCGTGCTAAAGTCCACTAGAAGCTCCCGGCTGTACCGTTTCGCCCAAAAGTGTTGCTAATCACGATCCAGTTAGCACCATCTGCCTGTACCGATATAGCATCATATTGCAGGCTTAGAGCGCGCGTGGTGGCACCATCAATGGTTTGAGAGGATGTGGTAGCCACAGTGACCACATTAGCCGTGCTGTCCATCTTTTTGATGACATACACCTTGCCCGTAATGCCCACCGAGGTAGGCAGCGTAATAGACAAAGCGCCTGTGCTGGCATTTGCCGCCACCGTGTAGTCCGTAGCCGTAACCGTGTAGCCCGCAGTCTTTGCAACGTATGCAAACGCAGCACCTGTGATGGTCACATTGGTCACAGTGAGGTTGCCTACGCTGCTCGTAGTGCTGCCTAGTGTGATTGTAGCGTTGCCCAGCGTGGCCGTGCTGTTAGTCAAGGCGCTGTTAGGCAAACCGCTAATGGTCACGTTAGACGCAGCCGTTAGACGCCCCTGCGCATCCACCGTAAACGATCCAACGGTCGTAGCATTGCCATAAGAGCCAGCCGTTACAGCCGTGTTAGCTAGGCTAATCGTGCCCGTGCTGGTGATAGGACCGCCCGTTAAGCCAGTGCCTGTGGCGACATTGGTAACAGTACCGTTACTGCCGCCACCACCACCACCGCTTAATGTACTGACCGTTTTGAGCATACATCACATCCCGTCCCCAGGGGTTACATACACCGCCGCAGTACCGGAACTTGTGATCCCCGTAAAATAAGCGTTAGGCACAAAAGTCAAAATCTCGTCAGTACCCGGCAGCAACGGTAACGCAGGCTGAGAAGCCGATACCACTACCGCGGTGTTAGCCGCATCCGCGCTGGTAGCGCCATAACCCAAAAACACTACCACATTGCCGCTGTTAATAAGACGATATTGGTTTCCACCAAGCGTCGTACTCGCAGCCTGCACTGGCGTGGGTGCCGTGGAAGCAGCAGTAAACACAACCGTGTTACCCAGCTTGGTGAAAGCCTGAACGCCCATTTACCGGCGCCTCTTGTCTGCAAGGGACCAAACAATGCCGCCTAGGGTGGTAGTAGCGCCAATGGCAGCATCAACGGTGTCAGCGTCAGCGTAGCCTTTAGCAACGAAAACGCCGCCAGCCAGAGTAAGAAGATGGCGAAAAATGCCAAGCCACATATCGTTCGTCATGTCAGCCTCCTATTTGTCTGCTTTACGGTCTAGTTTGTCGAATATCTGCTTCACCATATCCTTTATCTCAAGGATGTCTTGGCGATAATCGTCCTTAGAAACATAGTTGACGTGCAAATCACGCTCCATGTCCCGAATGTCAGCCTCTAGGGAGCGCACAGCGTCCCAAATAACCTTCACAATCCAGCCAATGGCTGCCCCTGCTATTGCCACGGCTATGTTGTAAAGGTTCTGGTCCATCTTACGTCCCCGGCTGCACAGGCCAGACAATAATTGAAGGGAAACCCGGCTGATCTGGCACGTCCCGCAATTCCTGCCGATAAACAGCCCAAACAAGATTATCTACCGGCGCATCAGCCACTTGCGTCCAATCGCATCCAGCCAGTAAAGCGTTGCGCTTTTCGCGCGCCGCAGTAGCAAGGCGGTCATTCTCGCCAGCAGCCCACGCCGCCTCTTGGGCGTCCCACTCAGCTTCTTCTTCTGGCGTAAAAGGTATGTTGCCTTCAGCCGTTGCGTGAAATCTTGCCATGTCTGCCTCAGCTATTCTTGATGCCGTAAAGGCGGAAAGTGCCGCTAAGATTGCCAGTAGCTGCAAAAATTCTAACCCCCGTTACAGCGGGAGTATCTGGATAAGTTGCAGTGGTAATAAAATTACCGAGGTTATTTACGCTCCACGACTGTCCTACAATATTAACTGTTTTATATAATGATGTAGAAGACGCATTATAAACATAGAAAATAAAATTATGTGCCCGATTAGCTTGATTTGTGCTTTGCGGCACAATTTGAATTGAATCTCCTATAGTATCACCTTGCCCAATTGGGCTTGTAGAAGTGGCGTTGTTAAAAAT